CGATTATATTCTTGAATTACAAGCCGGAACGACAGGCACAAATTTAATGCCTTCCCCGTTGCTGGGATGGTTGCCCCGCGCAACATTTGTAAACGGTATTTATACGACGGGTGCGATAGTGTCGAACGGCTCAGACGCGCAAACAATAACCGAGGCTCTGGATGCGTCGGTGTCTACGTCTAATAACTTCGGCTCGTTTTTGTTTTTAAATAATTTAAATTTAAGTTTAGCTAACGCGATTCTTGCGGCTACGTGGAATTTAGAAAAAAATAACATGTTTATGTTTTGTGCGCCTGTTATTCAAAGTAATTACCTGGCGTGGACAGACGACAGCACAGGCTTAGGATTGCTGGGAGGGACGGCTTTAACGCTATCGGGTTTATCTGTGTCTATTCCTGGAACCGTCACATCCGGGTCAGCGGGCATTACTGGGCTATCGAGTTCTACAGGTTTAAGCGTAGGGATGCCCGTTAGTGGCGACGGGGTACCCGAAGGCAGTGTGATTGTAGCAATCGCGGCCTCGCCTAGCACTAACGTTACTATCTCCAACCTCGCTACGTCGTCGGGTACTGAGATGCTCGTTTTCACATTAAATCAATTCCCTGAACAAATACCGATGATGGTAGAAGCGGCTACAGATTATTATGCAAATAATTCGGTTCAACATTACATGTTCCAGGGGCCTTTTGCTAACGTTCTGCCTTCAGTTGTTACAGACGCGAGTAAAAACGCTTTTGATGCCGTGTCGGTTAATTACTATGGGAACACGCAACAAGCCGGAGAACCTGTTAATTTTTACCAAAATGGCTTCTTACAAGGCGCATCTCCAAGCCCTCTCGATATGACAACGTATGTTAACGAAATTTGGTTGAAAGACGCGATTACAACCGAGATATTAAACCTGTTTGTTAATTCTACGCAGATACCCGCCAATACTTCAGGCCGGGCGCAAATACTCGCTAGCTTACAATCAGTAATAAACATAGCGTTAGCTAATGGGACAATCAGCGCAAATAAAGTTCTATCTTCACAACAAATATTATTTATTACGGCGCAAACAAACGACCCTAACGCATGGTACCAAGTTCAGTCGATTGGCTACTGGGTAGACTGTGCTATCATTGTTACCGCGGGGGTTTACAGCGCAACGTATACGTTAATTTATAGCAAAGATGACGTAATTCGGTTGGTCGAAGGCCGAGACATTTTAATTTAAGGAATAAGATATGAATAATATTTCTAGTTTCGGCTTGGAGGTTAGGCTTCTTGCGTCGGTTACGTTCCCTCAAGGTATTTTAATTACTCAATACGCAGACGACGAAGACGGCCTAGACGTTCCCAACTTACAGATTGGGGACTCTGCCATGGGGATTAACGGGGACTTAATTACCTGGTCGAAGGCTAACCCGATTAAAATCAATTTAAACGTTATTGCGGGGTCTCAGGATGACGCAAATTTATCCGTCTTACTCGAAGTTAACCGCCCGGGTCGGGGGAAACTTTTACCTATCGACATTTTAACGATGAACATCACGTACCCCCAGGGTAATTTTGTACAGTTGATTAATGGCGCGATTACGGACGGTTCCCCGTTCAGCTCGGCATTAAGTAGCGGTCGGTTAAAAACCAAAATGTACGCCCTAACGTTTGAAAACAAAATAGGTAGTTAATTATGTTAGAACCTAAAGAGATAAACGTTGATAGTAAAACGTATCTAATTCATAAGTTCCCCGCGTGGCAGGGGATGCTTTTAGTCGGTCGTATACCTCAAGCCGTTTCGTTTAACGCTGAGAATTTACAAGCGAGTGGGGACGTGTGGGCCGAAGTGTTTAGCTATATTGCGATACCGATACCTAACAATAAGCCGCTATTTTTAACAACGCAGGACTTAATAAATAACCATGTTAAAGGCTGGAAACAAATGCTAGCGTTATTTCGCGCAGTGATGGAGTACAACGACGGTTTTTTAGAGGATGGGAGCCGTTAAAGTTCCCAGCGTGGAAAAACCAAACAGTCGCGGGTATTGATTTTAAAAACGTCGATTCGTTTTTAGCAACAATTATAGCTAACGGCAAAGCCACGCTGCACGAATTAAAAACGGTGTACTCGATTCAAGACGCTTACACGCTTTGGGAAATAATCGCGGTAACTAAATATAATGAATTTGTGACTATCGAAAATAGCAAAAAGGCGGGGCGATGAGTACCGAACTAGACACTTTATTTATTAGAATACAGCTTGAAACCGACGACGTTAAAAAGGGCGTGGAGCAAGCGTTAACACAAATTAAGAACCTCGAAAACGAGTTCGGAAAACTAAGCCGTTCAGGTGATGCAGTTAACGAATCGTTCCGCAAAATCGCTCGTTCGACGGTTGCGATGTTTGCAGGTTTTGCAAGTTTTAGCGCAGTTTTAAGCGGTGCAGCTTCCGCGATATCTGCCGTCCGGGACGTTGGAAAAGCCGCAAGCCAGTTAAACGTAGACGTTACCGCGCTAGACGCTTGGGGGCACGCTGTACAGCGAACAGGCGGGAGCGCTCAACAGTTTCAAACGTCACTTGCAAGCCTTGCAACGCATTTTCAAACGACTAACGACGTAGCGTTACGTTCTCTTCCTCGTTTAGCTAATCTATTTTCGAAATTAAACCCACGTCAAGCCCAGCTTTACGGAAAATCGTTAGGGTTAGACTTGCCCACGATTATGTTATTGCAACAAGGGCGACGAGAAGTTGAGGCGGTCGTTTCGCAACAACAACGGTTAGGATTAGTCACAAAAGAACAAACCGAAATTACCCGTAAATTTGATAACGCGCTGTATGATGCGTCGAGAGCTTACCAAACGTTTTACCGCGAGTTAGCTATACCGCTGCTACCTGGGATAACTCAGGGGTTAGGGTACATAATCGAACATAAAGACGTTTTAATCGATGCGTTTAAAGGTATCGCGCTGGCGGTAGGCGCGTTAGGCGTAGCGTTAATTAACATAAGCCCGATATTTAAATTAGCGGCCGCAGTTACAGGAATCGCTACCGCCTACGGAATAATAAAAGAGGATATCGGTTTTTTTAAAGAGGGTAAGGACTCGTTATTTGGGCAAGTCCTGGGCGTAAAGCCCGACCCTAAAACCTCGAACGATTTTGTAAACAACGCGGTAGGCCGAGGCGCGGGGGGCGCGTTTTTAGATATCCCTAGCCAGTTTTTAAACTCGCTAACCGGAGGGTTTATCGGAGGCGGTAGCCAGAAAACAGAAGTGACAATCAACGAAGTTAATATTAATACCGCTGCAACCGATGCCGAGGGGATAGCCGCAGCCGCGCGCGGTAGTTTACAGAACGCGCTAGGGCAGTTAACTAGTCAAGTTGATAACGGAGTATTCGCGTAATGGCTTTTCCTGAAATTGCAAACCTTGCGACCTCTGTGCTATCGTCGTTTTTAGCTCGTGATACGGTAGCGGTTTTTACCTCTGAATTCGTTCAGATTTTCCGGGGGGCGAGAGCGATTAAAGCTGTTGTAAAAGAACAGGCGAAAGTAATGGAGCACCCCGTAGAAAGTGGGGCGGTTATTACAGACCACCGGATTATTATGCCTGTGGAAATCGAGTTATCGCTGATACTCACGCCTGCGACGTATAAAGAAACTTACGAAGATATACGCCAGTACTATTTAGAAAGTACGTTAATTATTATTCAAACCCGTTCGGGCATTTATTTAAATCAAATGATTAACTCGATGCCACACGAAGAAGACACTAATTTATTTAATACGATAACGTTAACGCTAGGGCTAAAACAAGTGCAATTTGTGACTGCCGAGTTTACAACAACGCCCCGAAATCCCAAAGACACCAGTAGCATACAACGGGGGGCGCAGCAACCGACAGCCGCGACAGGGCCGCAAACGTCAACCGCTCGCGATATTTCGCGCTACATAACGGGGGCATAATGCTAGTTATACCTATTCAAGCCATTCCTAATCAATCGTTTTCCGCGCAGTTAGACGGGCAAACGTATGATATCCGGCTGCACGATTGCGGGGATATAACCGCAGCCGATATTTCTATAAATAATACGGTAGTAGTAACGGGAGTTAGAGCGGTTCCTGATAACTTTTTGATACCCTATAGATATTTAGAAAACGGTAATTTTTTTATTACAAGCGACGACGACGAGTACCCCGATTGGCGACGATTCGGGTTAGACCAGTTTTTAGTCTATATATCACAAGCGGAGTTAAACACGTTTAGGTTTGCACCATGAGCGATGCGCTAGACCCTCGGATTATTAAAGTAAGTATTGAAGTTAACGGGCGTTTAAAAACCTACTCTTCCCCTGCTTACATCCGAGCGACAGGCACAAAATACGGTAATCAGCTACAGAATGATTCCACTGTGACTATTAGCAATTTAGACCGCGAGACACAGGATTTTATTTTAACTGAAACGTCGCCCTATTTACTTAATCGAACGCCAAAAACGTTAATACTCGAAGCGGGGCGGGAGTCCTACGGAACATCAGTTATTTACCGTGGTAATATTATTAAATCCATTGTTTCGCAACCGCCCGATATTAACGTTACGCTAATGTGCTTAACTGGAAATTTCTTGAAAGGTAATATTGTAACACGCAGTCAACCCGGTTCAGCGACCCTTGAAGCGATATGTAGGGGCGTGTCTCAAGACACTGACACTATTTTAAATTTTCAAGCAACGAATAAAAATGTAGCAAATTATAGTTTCGGTGGGGGTGCGTTAAATCAAGTCGAATTGTTAAATAGTGTTGGGGGCGTTAATGCGTTTATCGATGATGGCACGTTAATTGTAAAAGATGCGTTCATACCGTTAACTGGAATAACGCGCGTTTTATCCGCGGGTTCTGGAATGATTGGCATCCCCGAATTTACAGAGCAGGGAATTAAAGTTAAGATGCTTTTAGATAATCAAACTAAACTCGGGGGCGGTTTACGAATTAATAGCGTTCAATACCCCGCAAGCAATGGGGACTACGTTATTTACAAACTAAGTTTTGATATAGCCTCTCGAGATATACCTTTCTATTATGTGGCGGAGGCAGCTAGACGCAGATGAACAACAACCCTTCGTTAAATCCCGCAGATAACGGAACGCTGGCCGGAGCGGTAACGTTTAGCTTTCAAAAAATGCTGCAAAGTGTTAACGGAATGCTACCCGCCAGCGTTGTTAGTTACAACCGTTCTAGTAACCTCGCTACCGTACAGCTTTCAATTAATATTGTGGGAACGGACGGCACGCAATACCCCCGCCCTCAGCTCGCGGCTATCCCTGTTTTTGTGTTCGGGGGCGGGGGTTTTCGTTTAAGTTTTCCTTTAAAACCTGGAAACTTAGGGTGGGTAATGGCAAACGATAGGGATATATCCAATTTTTTAAAAAGCTATTCGTTAACAACGCCTAACACCACCCGAATTAAAAATTTCTCTGACGGGGTTTTTTTTCCTGACGTAATGCGCGGTCTGGACTCGATAGGCTCGACTAATTCAGATAGCGTAGTACTTCAAAACGTGGAAGGAACCGTAACGCTTGCACTCAGTGATATGGGCGTGACTATTACCGCCCCAAACGTCACTCTGGATTTAGGCTCACCGTTAAATTCTATTAACGTTAACGGAGGCATTACAGCGACCGGGGACGTTATCGCGCCTAACATACCTTAAGGGTTTTACACTATGCGAATAACTCTATCATGTAACGTTAATAATAATTTGCTAGGCGTGTCGGATAATGATATTTATTTAAATTCGAGCGGAAATATTAGCGTAACTACTGGCATTGATGCGATATTAGAAAACTGCGCACAAGCCGCTAAAACTCGACTTGGAGATGAAATACTACACACAGAGCAGGGAATACCTTTTTTCACCGCGGTTTTTGTAGGCGTTCCGAATTTACAACAAGCACAGGCCGCTTTTAGGGCTGCGTGGCTGGCGGTAAGTGGGGTTATTGAAGTCGTTTCTTTGTTGTTTAATCAAGTCGATAATACGTTGTTTTATTCCGCCATTATAAGAACAACTGAAGGGGTAGGGGAGTTAAATGCCAGTATATAACTATGTTGTGAATTCGGGGGTTATTACGCCCGATGCGTCATTTATCGAGCAGCAAGTAATCGACGAGTACCGAGCGTTGTTTGGAGCGGATTTAGTAGTAACGCCTAACACGCCTCAAGGATTATTAATACAAGCCGAAGTACAATCGCGTATAGCCCTTGCGGATAATAACGCGCGTTTAGCGAATCAAATAAATCCTAATTACGCGGGAGGCGTTTCTCTCGACAGTATCTTAGCGTTAACCAACCCTTTCGGTCGTGCAGCGTCTACCCCCTCGATTGTTTTCGCGACAATATCGGGAACGCCGGGGACTATAGTACCCGAGGGTTCGGTAGTCTCTGAAACGTCTACAGGAAGCGCTAATTTATTCGCAACGGTACAGCAAGAGACTATACCCGCAATAGGTTTTTTATCGTCGGTTCAATTTAATTCGGTTAATCAAGGGCCGATACCCGCGCCCGAAGGAAGCCTAACTCAAATAGTTACCGCTGTGCTAGGCTGGGATAGCGTATACGATTCTACCGAGGCCATTTTAGGTAACTTAACGCAAAGTGATTTAGCTGCAAGAATATATCGTTTAAACACGCTAGCAACGCAAGGCGCGTCAGTGGCACAAGCGATTATATCGGGTGTTAGTGCGGTTTCTGGCGTTAAAAGCATGACCTTTTTAGAAAATACGCAATCGTCAACCGACACGGTAGAAGGCGTTTTGATGGTCGCAAATTCTATCTATGCGTGCGTTCAAGCTACGGATATCGGAATAGGCACAAATTCAACAGTAATCGGCACCCTTACGGGTACGGCTGCCACGGTTGTTCCTTCAGGAACACAGGTATCAAGCGACGGAAACGTATTCGAAACGGTTAACACTGTGACTATCCCCACCAGTGGCGTTATTGATGTTCTATTTCAAGCGTTGCAAACCGGAGCTATTTCTTGCCCCGCGGGAACGCTGATAACAATAGTGACCCCCGTCGCGGGTCTTACGTCTGTCACTAACGCATTTGATACGGCAAACGTTCAAACCGTAGTAATCGGCACGATTTCGGGAACACCGGCCACGGTTGTTCCTGCGGGGTCGCAAGCACGCAGCGGGGCTTCTACGTTTGAAACATTAGCGAGCGTTACGATACCTGCTTCAGGATTCATACAAACGACGTTTCAGGCCGTGATGGCTGGAAATATTTTAGCTCCTGCGGGGACGTTAACGGTAATAGCTACGCCCGTAGCGGGGTGGGATTCGGTTACTAACGACAATAACGAAACGAGCACCGGAGCGGTTTCTGCTATTGCGCTCGCGCTCGTTGCGAAAAAAAGCGCGGGGGCGGCTTACAATAATGGCCCAGGCGTTAACATTAGCGCCCAGGTAGTCGTGCCATTTAGTAACCAGGTCATGACGGTTCTATTTGACACTCCCGCGCCCATTGAAGTTAATGTTATCGTTAACGTAAGTTTTGTAAATTCAGTGCAAAATATTGTTCCCGTCGTCACTAACGCGATTTTAGATTACGTTAATGGGAATATCCCAGGCGTCGCGGGGCTTACCGTCGGGCAAAACGTTTCTAGTTTTGAATTAGCGGGGGCCGTTACTCGCGTTAACCCGAACATCTACGTACAAAGCGTTTTTATAGCCGAGGCCCCGACGAACCCGACGGCTTCCGCACAGATACCTATTGAAGCTTACGAAGTTGGCGTAATCGAGGCGTTTAATATTATAGTTAACGTGGTTCCGTCATGAGGATACAGGGCTTTAATAGATTTGAAATTGACGCGGAACTAGCGATTTTATGGCAATATGAAAACGCCACAAATTTAAGAACGCTCGTTAATAATAAACAAAATTGGCTTAGAGATAACCATCAATTTTTTTGGATAGACTGGACGCAAGATATTTTTAATCTAGCGACAGACGCGCCCAACGCCTTTGGGATGACTGTATGGTCAATTATTTTAAATACCCCTGTTTTAATCCCGGTAGGCGAAGAACCTACAGCTAAACCGATTTGGGGGTTTAATGAATTCGACCCGGTATACCCCGCTTTAGAAAACGATAATAGAAACTTCGGTACTACTATTCTTTTAAACCCAGGGAGCGGTAACTTTTCAACAAAAAATCAATTTTACGCGCTTACGGTAGAACAACAACAATTTCTATTAAGATTACGCTATTTTCAATTAACTAATTTAGGCGATATTAACGACATTAACACGTTTTTAAATCACTTATGCGATACAAGTAACATAGATTACAATGGCACTATATACGTTATCGATAACTTAGATATGACTATATCGTATATATATACAGATGATTTTCCGCCCGCGTTGTTTCTCGCCATACGAGATTTAGACGTACTGCCTCGCCCTGCGGGCGTTGCGATAATATAAGGAATAGTTATGGCTATAGCAAACCCGTTTTTTTTATTTCCGTTTGGCACAGATGGAGACCCGTCAGATATTACGCCTATTGATAACGAGGGAGGAATGACAGGCCCGTTAAGCTATCAATACGGTTTTACTCCAAATTATGAAGAGGATTTAATCTCTATTCCTTCCGCGCTGCCTATCCCCCGGCCGGAATTTAACCAATTAATGTTTGATATTACTAGCGCGTTACGGCAATTACAATTGCAAGGCGCACCGCTTTGGGTAACCCCCGCGGCTCCCCCTGCGCAAGGAGGCCCGGTTAGTTACCCCTTGTGGGCGCGTGTTAGTTACACCGCAGCCGCCCCTAACGGTTTACAGATTTGGGAAAGTCAGGTAAGCGGCAATACGTCGGTTCCTGGGGATGATTCGAATTGGTTAGTAGTTTCAGGCGGTCGAGGAATCGCGCCTGGTACTTATATAGACTCGGCAAGCCCTAGAGGGTATCAGGGGGCGTTATTGTGTGACGGAGCATCCTACGCGCGTTTAGATTACCCCTTGCTTTTCCAAGCCTTGACGTATACCGCTACGTGCACCACCACGAGTTCTGTAACTGTGAACGTTCCGCCAGACGTTATTAATTTAGCCTCGGCAGGATGGCGAGTTGAGGGTAGTGGAGTAACGCCTGGAACGTTTATAACCGCGGTTGGGGCTACCACGTTGACATTAAGTGCGGCTACGGCTTCGTCCGGTTCGTTTGTTCTTACTTTTTTACCGTACGGCTACGGGGCAAGCGGTACTAACGTTCTAAATTTCGGGGTTCCTGATTGTAGGAGAAGGGTTAGCGTTGCCGCGGGCGGTTCAGGTAACACGATTTTAGGGAATAAATTAGCTGACCAGGGGGGAAGCGATACGTATTTTATGGAGCTAACAGACATCGCGAACCATACTCACTCATATGGTCAGAATCCGCCAGCGTTTACCGCAAATTTTGGATTCGATGCGGGTTTTGCGGTTCAAGGCGCTACATCCCTTGCTACCACGTCTCAAATAGACGGGAGGCCGTCGGGGCAAACAGGTCAAACTAATATGAATATCATACAGCAATCAAATATCGTTTTTAGGTATGTTAAATTTTAAGGAGCATCGATGGCTACGTTAGATTACGAAATTATAAAAATCGAAGGCGGCTATAGTAACGACCCAGACGACGCAGGGGGAGAAACTAACCACGGAATATCAAAACGGAGTCACCCAAAAGAAGATATAAAGAACCTTACGATTGAAAGGGCGTTACAAATATATAACGACAAATATTGGAAGCCTCACAGATTAAGCGAAATAGCCAATCAAACGACCGCTAATATTATTTTTCGTTTTATCGTAAACGCCTCCGCGTCAACTGCGATTACTCGCGTTCAAAGGGTATTAAACCAATTCACGTTAGTTACAATTGACGGGATTTTAGGGCACGAAACACTACGAGCGATTAACGCACAAACGCCTATTTTTTTACAGAATGCTTTACGTGTGTCTATTTGCAACTATTATTTAAGTATAGTTACGCGTAAAAAGTCACAAAAAAAGTATTTTGAAGGCTGGATTAAACGCGCGTTAATGTGAAATACTAAACGTGCGAATCTCCACAAGATGACGTAGGGTAGTTTATATTTCTCGCTACCCTTTTTCAAACGGGGGGTTTAATTATGAAATTCGACCCAGATGTAAAACTGCTAGTGCTCGCTATTATTGCAGAACTTGCGGCCCCAGGTAATACTCATTACGAGTTATTGGCATTAACTGCGCTAGTTTTATTTATCGTTGCGCTACGTAAAAAATAGACAGTAACCCCGCGTTAGGGTTAAACTGTCTAAGATGATATTTATTTATATTGATTAGTGATGCGGTATGCTTGTTTTATCTCGGTCGGAAACCCAAGCATTACCGCATTAAGCGTTTTATACGCCTCAGAAAACGAAGGGTACTCTCCTAATTTTTTCCACCCCTTAGTAAACGATTTTTTCCTGTATAGTTCAAACATTTTTAATACCTCATTAGTTTTAGTTAATTTTCGGTTGCGCGGTTATTTAAAAACTTTTTCTAAATTATCGGCCATAACTTCAATTAATACCGCTAAATCTTCAGGCGGTACGCCTTCGAGCAATTCCCACGGCCACACCTCGGACGTGTCGCCAGTTCTCATTCGCTTCATTAAATCCTTGAAGCCGATACCTTCCGGCCATGAACTCAAAAAATGGTTCACTGCGTATAATTCGTATTTATCCATTGCGTTTAGCTCTCTGTATAGAATCAATCTTTCTAAAACCCCGTCCCCTAAATTCGCTATATTGGCCATTAAATAAAATCCTCTCCAATCGTTAAAGTACCGTTGCAATCTTCAATAACTGAGCCGTCCTCAAACAAATAGCACGTCGTCCCCTTCGTATAGTTAGTGTGTCTTTCCTTCTCGCCAGCGCTAGTATCTAAATAACTCCTAGCGCTCCCTGTTTCTACCGCTTTTTTTAATACGTTTATGGCTATGCTCATTTTTTTTCTCTTCGTTAAGTTGATAAAGAGAGTATACCCGTTATTTACCTTAGTGTAAACAATTATTTACCGTATCTTCTAGCTCTCCAGCCGCCCGATGCTTTCAGCGGCCAGTCTATAGCCCAACTCGGCATACCAGACATTAACCGCTCGAACTCGCCAACACTCCCGAAGCCTTGGGGTACTTCGCTTACTATTTCGTCGTGTACGTGCAGGACAACAGGGTATCCCTTGCTCTCTAAAGTCACAATTGCATGCGCTAAGATATCGCGTGCTACTGCCTGAACTACGTTTTCAGTTAATTTACCGCTGTACGTATCCATCCGAACCCAGCCAGGAGCGCCATATTTCGGGTTACTGTTCCAGCCTTCAAAACTAATCGAATGGGTACCGTTCCTGCGCTCGCTTGGTCGTAGGCGCGGGTGGTGGTACGTGAGGTTACGCCCAGACAAGAGGGTGCAATATAAAATATCGTCTACAACTTGCCATTTAAAACCCCGACAATCGAAAATTTCACCGGGGGATAAAATCGCTTGAACCGCTGCGCCTTCCAGGCCATAACACTCAGGGAACCATCCTCTTTGCTGCCCGCCCCAAAATTCAACAATAGAGGGGGAAGCGTCACGCCACGCAAGAATCGCTCGTTTAATTTCGTCTTCAGACATAAACGCATCGGCACCGAACGCCTTCCACGCGCCAATCCAGCCCCCATAGCCGGACGCTAATTCGGCCACTTTGCCTAATTTTCGGTCAATATGGTGAAGTCCTGTTTCTTTTTTATAATCTAAATAGAACTCAAGTGGCTTACCCGTTATTTTAGATGCCGATGTTTCGTAAATTTTCCCATGTGTTTTAAATACTTCCATCCGCCATTCCTCGCCCGAGATCGCAGCCAGGCACACAGCCTCGATTGCTGAATAGTCGCTACAGATGAAATCTTTGCCCTCGCTCGCTATAAACATCCCCCGGAGGCATCCAGAAACCGCGGCTATCGCGTTACCGCAATAGTACTCTACGCAATCTAAATTCCCTGTTTTTATTATGCCTACCGTTTCGTTAACTGCATCCGCGCACCAATCAGCGGGGGCTAAATTCTTACTCGCGCAATACGTGCAAGACGGCAGGCGGATAGGGGTATACCGTCCGCACTGTGCGCATTTTGAAACGTTGGGGCCGGAGTTCGGGAAATTCTGAGGCTGCACCCCCGCGCCCGCAGCTCTTCCGGTTCTTGCTGCGTGGTATGTAAATAAATCGTGGAGCCTACCAGACGACGAAACCTGGTTAACCATCGCATATAATTTTTTAACCGCGGCAGACGATAGTAACTCGCGTATTTGTAGCACTTCTTTTACGTTTTTCGACAGAAACTCATCGTTTAATAATTCTGTGACTTTTTGCGCGTCGAGTACCGGAACGTCTACGCCTTCGGTTTCGAGCCATTTTCGTATTTTCGCAAGTTCTGAAGCGCGTTGAACCGTGTTATTTGTAAGCACTTGTAACCGTTGGTTGTATCGAGCGTGTGCTTGCTCAACGATGCTAATAGCCGCTTTAATCGTGTCAATATCTATACGTATCCCCCGGGCGTTTATCGCTAATTCGCATTGCCAGAATTCTAATTCCTGGGGGATTAAATCGGGTATCCGTTGCGATAATTCTAGCTCGGCTTGAATGTCTCGTATATTGTAATCATACAGACGTTGCGCGTCCTCGGGGTCATCTTCGGGGCGTATCCGTCGGGAGGGGTTCGATTTTGTAGGATTACGCGGCATGCTAAATTTAGTAAGTAGCCGCTTACCGTCTTTATCTTTTTTCTTTACTATGTCGAGCACCTCACCGCAGGGGTCGAGCGAGCGGGGGAGGGCGTGAGCTACGGCTTTCGCTGCCGCGTCGCGCCATTGGCTATCTTTAACGCCCGGCCATCCATATTTTTTTATACATACGTTTATCCAAATCCAACGTTCAAACTTAACGTTCCACGCTTCAACTAAACCCCCGGAATTAACGTAATCAAATAAATCAAACGGGGGAGGCATTCCGGGGATCCAAAGTTTTTTAGTCACACTGTCTAAGCTGTACGCGCAGGATAAAACCTCGGTGCTTTCGTGCTCAGAGTACGCTACCGCGCCAATCGACGGCAGCCCTTTTTTCATAGCGTTAGGCGGGGATTTATATTTCTGTGACTGTTCATGCCAAATAAAACCCGCTTCGCTGTACGTTTCAAAATCTAACTCCATATAACCTCCTAAGCTGCGCCCGTTAAGGGCGCGGGAGTATTAACTAGCGTGCATCATGCCGTGTTGGATCAATAGGTCTTCATTCCATCCCGACGCGATTAATTGCTCATAGCTCGCACCGTTCGCTTTTTCTGTCATTTGCCTGACTGGGGGCGTGAGTATCTCAGGGTATGCCGGAGGTGCAGGTGGCGCAGGTGGCGCAGGTGGCGCAGGTGGCGCAGGTGGCGCAGCGCTTGCAACGTAACCAGGAACGGGCGCAGGTGGCGCAGGGGAAAACGAGGCGATAGGCGTTTTACTCGCCCCCGCGGGGAGTTTAGCATTTCCAAAACCTACGGTTCTAGGGTCTGCCCCTGCAACGATTCGAGCACCGAACGCGGAACGCGCGACCATCGACGGGTTTAAATATACCCCTGGGCGTTGCGTAGATTCGTTATCTTTTACTTCCGCCAGTATCTGAACATAATCCCCTAACTGAATTTCGTTTGGCTCAACTAACGCCCGTGTTCCATCTTCGTTATACAAAGAAGGCGCAAAAGAACAAGCGAATTTTAATACCCAGTGACCCGGAAACCCTTCATTGTCGCAAGGCTTATTTCCGATGGTGTTAGGTATAGAGCTGTCTCCATCAATTATTTTCCAGGCAAAATTAGGGCTATTCGCGGCACCGTTTGGAAAACCCGCTTGCCCGGCTTCCCAAATTTTACGCCCCCATTCGGTAGCGTTCCAATGGGTCTCTACACCTTTCTCAATAGCCACACTAAACCAAAATTGCACCCTTGGCTGTCCTGTGTTTTGCCCCGTTTTGTAAACTAACGGGCGGTTCTCTGCGTCAGTCGTTGCCCCCGTGTATAAACTCCCTTGCACTAAACGACCAACAGGGGTTAATAATTCTATCTTCGTACTCATTCGCTAATCCTCACTTTTAATAAATCGCTATCAATCGGGGTACTGCAATAATTACTTATCGTGTCTGAACATACTCTAGGCGCTTTTCCATCGGTGCCGTCAAATATGGAAGCGTATATTTCTAATCGCAACATACACGATTGACCCGGTAACATTTTTTTTATTTCTAAACACGATTCCCTGTTAAGTATCTGCGTTACTCCCCTTATAGGTCGCATAACTACGCCTAGGTATCTACCGGAAGTATTCATAACCCAATAAGTTACACGCGCTACCCCATTTCTTGGTATCGTAATGTCTACGGGAGAGGCCGGATAAATTTTAAATGGCTCTGCGTGAGATAGCGCAGACAGCGCGAGCAGTACGCCCGCTAGTGTTTTTTTCATTGTTTTAACTCCTCGACATAATCACAGTTATTATACCCGTTGTTTATCCTAATGTCAACAGCGCTAAACAGGTATAAACGCTTCAAGCAACGCTATTTGATAATTTACGGCATCTTCGATAGTCTCGAACAGCTCGTTTTCCGGTTTAAACGGGGCGGATACGTCTATAAATTGCGAGTAACTAAAGCCCTCTTCGGTTTGCCGTATCGTTAAAATTATAAAACTTTGCAAGTACGGGATATTTTTTAAATACATAAAATAATATACGGTTTGGTTCAAATCATATGCGTTCATCATTCAATCCTTTTTTTTAAACACTCTCGAGGCGTTGGCCTCTTCAATTAATTTAAGTTTTCCCGAGGTTTTTTGTGAATAGGCTTTTAAAATATCGTCACTTAAACCGAGGCTTCTAGCTTTTAAGGGAGTTATCGCTTCGGGGGGTTTCGCTAAATTTAAACCCATAAGCTCGCCTAGGGTGATTACTTCCGCAGCGTCTTTTATCCAAATTTCGCGGCCTTGCCCCGATTCTAATTTAAAACCCACGACTCGCTCGCCTCGAGTAATCATAGACCTCGCTTGTTCTTCTAGCCCCGTCGTTCTCGCATCGAGTAATTTAGCAACCGCCCGCAAGCGCGTTAATTCTAATCCCGTTTGAACGGGCGTTAATTCTAAATTACCGTACCCTTTAATAACGTCTAAGTCTCTAGATACGGTACGCTGCAACGCTGTGCACGCATGCCGCCCTAGGCAGTGAGAGCATTGAGGACTAGGAACGCAAAGCGCGTTTTCTTGCGACGCTAAAAACTCAGCGTCTTTTAATTTATCAATGTAGACCTGTACCCCCAAAACGCTAATTGTCCAGGAGCGCACAGGCCCCCCAACCGTATAGCATCGGGGCTGTATAATAGTCATTTGTATGGCGTTACATTCTACGTTTTGAGTTATACCCGCTGCGTATTCGAGCATTTGCCAATTCTCAAAAACGTCTACATACCCGTGGCCGTATTTATAATCAAACACGTGTAACGTGTCGTTAACCACCAGCCAGCAATCCGGTGTACCCCAACACTCGGGATGCACGTTTGAAATATCGACGCGCTCTTCGATATGTAGCTGCCCAGGGTCGTTACAAATCCATTTAATTTCATGCTCGTATAAATCCGCTCCTTCCCTCATTTCTTTAGTTATAGGCTCACCGTTTGGAGCCGTTTCGTAGTGTTCATAGTCACCTAATAGGTATCGCTGCGCTAGCCAATGCGCGGCCGTTCCTTCTCGGGACGCTTCGGATTCGATTGTTTCAGGATATTTCGCTTCTAGAGCGCGAGAGCCAGGGCAAGCAACGCGACGCGCTGCGCTAGACGGGGGTAAATTACTGTGCGGCATTAATCACCTCTAACAATTTAGCTTTGACGGGGGGAACTAAATCGAGGCGAGTAGCCAACAACGGCAACGCAGGGATATTAAACGGTTTTAAAATCCCCACGAGTTGATCGCGTTTTAACGTCCCTTCGGTAATCGCTTTTGTGACTATCGCCATTAAATCCGCAAGCCCCGACGCTAAAGCAGGGTCGTTATTAACGAGCGGTGCAGGGGGTAAGTTTTTAATCGCGGTTAGCTCGGCTTGAACTTCTTTAACTGTATCCGGGCTAATACCTCGGAGCTTTTTCCACGTGCCGTCTTTCATTTTTGTTTTAGTTTTACCATGTATCCGAAAATCCCAGGGCATCCCGTCGGTGTCTAACTCAACGCCTGGTACACTCGGTGCGACTGGTACACTCGGTGCGACTGGTACACTCGGTGCGACTGGTACACTCGGCACGCTCGGCACGCTCGGCACGCTCGGCACGCTCGGTACGCTCGGTACGCTCGGCACGCTGGGGAAACGGTCTATACCCATCCTATCCGCTACCCGTTGGGTGTGGTCTTCAATCGCTCGGTATCGGCTTAAATTTAATAAATAATCGCCCGTTGCGCGTAACGCTTCAGGGTCTAAATTTTCAACGTCGGTAATCTCTATTTTAATCATGTCTCGCCTCGGTTAGTGTTGACAAAGATAAAGTATAAAGCTATATTGCCCACCCTGTCAACAACATAAAAAGAACCGTATGCAGCTAAGGGGTTATCAAAAAAACATAGTACAGCAAACTCAGGAACTCTGGAACGCTGGAACCGTTAATGTGCTCGGACAGCTCGCGACAGGGGCGGGTAAATCAGTTATCTTAAGTACGCTAGTTCAGCAACACGCGGGATATTCGGTTGTAATTGCGCATAGAACCGAATTAGTTTCACAACTATCTTTAACACTGGCTAGTTTCGGTATCCGACATAATATTATTGCTCCCCGGGGGACTATCCGCGAGATAATAGCAACCCATCATATAGCGCACCAACGGAGTTTCTATGATCCGAATGCCTCTTGTTTTCTTGCGTCCGTTGATACGTTGTTACGACTGCCAACGACTACCCCCTGGTTTACTCGGGTAACGCTGTTAATCGTAGATGAAATGCATCATGTACAAAAAATAAACAAATGGGGCAAAGCGTGCGCATTATTTTCTAACGCGCGTGGGTTTTTTCCTACAGCTACACCGATTAGAGCAGACGGGCGAGGGCTAGGGAGACATTCAGACGGGCTAATGGATTGCATTATTTCCGGCCCTTCGATGCGTCAATTAATCACAGATGGGTTCCTGTGTGACTATAGAATATTTGCGCCACCTAATGACCTAGATTTATCGACTGTAACTAATTCGGCTTCGGGGGAGTTTAGCCCCGTACCGCTACGTACCGCTGTACATAAATCTAAAATTACGGGGGATATCGTAGAGCATTATTTACGCATAGCTTCGGGTAAACGGGGCGTTACTTTTGCGGTAGATATTAAAGCCGCTTCGGAAATAGCGTTAGAATTTCGTCAAAACGGGGTTAGAGCCGAAGTTATTAGCAGTCTAACGCCCCCGCTTTTACGGCAACACGCGATGAAACAATTTCGCGAAGGCGAATTGCTGCAACTCGTAAACGTTGACATCCTGGGCGAGGGGGTAGATGTTCCAGCCATTGAAGTGGTCTCGATGGGTAGGCCCACGCAAAGTTACGCTACTTACTGCCAACAATTCGGGCGGGCGTTAAGACCGCTACCGGGTAAACAAAACGCCATAATAATAGACCACGTTAACAACTACGCACGCCATGGCTTACCCGATGCACCGCGAGTCTGGACACTGGACGCTCGCGAGCGTCGCAGTCGTTCAACGCTCGAGGACGTAATACCGCTTAAAACGTGCCTAAAATGTCTCAGCGTGTATCCAAGGTTTTCTCGTGATTGTCCCTATTGCGGCCATTATTCACAACCCCAACAACGGGGAGCACCTCAATTTGTCGATGGGGATTTACTCGAACTTAACCCCGAAACGCTCGCAGCGTTACGCGGGGAAGCCGAACGAAACCTAACCGACGCGCCAAAATATCCTCCTAATGTCGAACCTTACGTTATCCGCGGTATACAAAATCGACACGCTGAAAAAATACGGGTACAACGTGAGCTTCGCGAGGCAATCGCGCAGTGGGCAGGGTATCACAAACACGCGGGGGCTTCGGATTCAGAGATTTATCGACGATTCTATCATGAGTTTAAAACGGATATTTTAACTGCTCAATCGCTTGGTTTAGCTGATTCTAATCTGCTATACTCGATGATTGTTGATAAGACAGGCAATAAATAATGACCAGCGAATCAGGCGTATCTAGTGAAATTCGGTTGGAAGCGTCACAATTAGGCGCGAGGTTGTGGAGAAATAACGTAGGCGCGTTATTAACGCCCTCGGGGCAATTTATGCGATTCGGGCTTGCTAACGATTCGGCACAACTCAACCGCGTAATTAAATCCGCGGATTTAATCGGGATCCGCCCGATAGTTATTACGCCTGAGCACGTGGGGCAAACTATCGGGCAGTTCATATCACGCGAAGTAAAAAACCCCGATTGGAAATATACAGGCACAGATAGAGAACGCGCACAGCTAGCCTGGGCGGAGCTTGTCAACTCTTTAGGGGGCGACGCTTGTTTTACAACCGGAAGGGGCACGTTATGAAACATATTATATCCATAACGGAAATAGAAAAAACATGGTGCGGAGAACCTATTTTTGTAACGTTCGGAGTGCCGCCTTTTAAATGTTTAGACCAAGCGGCATTTAACGGATTGTTCCCCTCGGAGTCAAACAAACCCGTGTGTACGGATTGCATAGACCTTTGTGTGCAATCACTTTTAAAAAATATTGAGGGTAATAATGAACACAAGAGCTAAAGGCGCAAGAATGAACCCTTACGCACGAAAAGAACAAATCCTAAACACCGCTATAGATTTATCCATTGAAAACGGATACCAACAATTGACCCGAAGGGCTATCGCTAATAGGATGCAATGCGCGAGCGCATTAATAAATCACTATTACCAGGGCATCGAAAGTTTACGACGACTTGTTTTATCAACCGCGATTGAAAAGGAGATTTTACCAATAATAGCTCAAAATTTTGCTGTACGGGGAAACGAAACATCAGAATTACCTCAGCACCTAAAAGACAAGGTGATTCAATATTTAACTAACTAAAGGATTAATTAATCTCATGATGAAACCACAAACAAATAGATATATTTTATGCCGGTATATCCCCACGCTTCAAGGAAAATATAAGAAAGTCCCCCTGAACTCGTTAACACTCGACCCGCATAACCCCCTAGATAGTTCAATCCATTTAAACTACGACGACGCGCGAAACCGCGCAGAATCGCTAGGAGAGGGCTACGGTGTCGGTTTTGTGATTATGAAAGATGAAGGCTATTTTTTCATCGACTTAGATAACTGCTTAACGAACGAAAACACGTGGAGCGAAACGGCAATTAATACGCTTCAATATTACCCACAGGCATATATTGAGGTGTCGCACTCAGGGCGAGGACTGCATATAATAGGACGGTACGAAGGAACCGCCCCGTTTGACGGTAAACGGCTAGACGCAATAGGCGTTGAAATTTACACAGCCGGGCGTTTTTGCGCACTAACAGGCACACAAGCGCAAGGAAACGCTGAAACGGTTCACACTGAACGGTTAACGCAGTATATAGACGCCCTGGGCATCAATACGAAACCAACAGCTAATAGTGACTGGACAACAGAAGACGAACCAGGAAGTAACGTACCCCAAGACAATAACGAGCTAATGACGTTTGTTTTAAATCGACGGCTTAGTAAAAATGAAGCGTTCGGAGGTACGCTATCTATTCGCGACCTGTGGGAAAATAATAATGAAGTGCTCGCTAAACACTTCCCAACACAAACCCCAGGGAACGATTACGACGCTAGCGCAGCCGATGCCGCCTTGGCGTATAGATTACACTATTTTGCTGGGCGTAATTGCGAGCGCGTGCTTGAACTAATGAATTTATCAAAACTGAAGAGGGTTAAATGGGAACAGTCGTCTAACTATCTCCCCCGTACGATCGTAAACGCGCGGGGGGTCAAGCTCGATTTCTTTACTCATGCACGTTTACCACAAACGCCCGACTATACTAGCAAATCAAACGCGGTAGCGCAACAAGGCGTAAACAACCGAATGCTACAGGCTATGAATTACCCCGAAGTGTCGCCCCGTGGAAAAGTATTAGACACTGCCGTTAACCTTAAGTTACTACTAGATATTTTTTCGATTTCTACGCGCTGGGATAATATGAAACGAGAACGCGAGATAATAATACCAAAATGCGAATTATTTGCAGAAGACCAGGAGAATTTCTCGCTTAACATCATTAAAGACCTGGCGTTAAATAACGAAATGCCGATTATGCGAATTGATGACCACTTAAACTATTTAGCGCAGAGGGATAGTTTTCATCCTATTGTCGAAGGTCTAGCCGCGAATCCTTGGGACGGCGTTCCACGGCTAGACAAGTTCATAGATACCTTAGAAACAACGAACCAACCCTTAAGTCAAAAGCTCGTTAGACGGTGGATGATATCCGCAATAGCCGCAGCTCATGCGGAAAAAGGTTTTGAATCACACGGGGTACTCGTATTAGCCGGAGACCAGAATTTAGGTAAAACACGCTTCATAAAAGCCCTAGACCCCTTTAATTGCGATGCCGTTAAAAGCGGGGCATTACTAGACCCAAAAGACAAAGATTGCGTTAAAACACTGGCAAGCTTTTGGATAGCGGAGCTAGGGGAACTAGACGGTACTTTTAGGAAAAGCGATATGGCGCGGCTTAAAAGTTTCATCACGGAGAGCTTCGACAAGTTAAGATTTCCTTACGCTCGAAAAGATAGCACGCTATACCGTCGTACCGTCTATGCGGCTACCGTAAATGACCCTAACTATCTTGTCGATGAAACAGGGAATAGGCGCTGGTGGACTATTCACGTGTTGTCAATCAACGAAAAACACGGGCTTGATATGGCGCAAGTATGGGCGGAGGTTTTCGCAATATGGAACGCAGGGGAACAGACGTGGATGACACCGCAAGAGTTTTCAGAGCTGAGCGAGCACAATAAGAACCATGAGCAGAATAACCCCCTAGAAGAGCTTCTGCATACGTTTTTTGACTTTTCCGAAGGATGGGATAGCCGAGAGATGGTAGGGTACTCCGCAACAGAGGTATTAAGGGTACTAGGCGTTACAAACCCTAACCGTTATCAAGCTACTCAAATGGGTAAGATACTCGCAAAAGTTACAGGTAAACTACCTCAAAGGACTAAAACTAGACGCCTTCATCATCTTGTGCCGGTAACGAATATCAACAATCACCGACCAATTGTCAATCCTTAAATCCGCTATAACAGGGGTGCGCAACCCCCGTTTTTTCTTCTCTAAACTTCTTATGCCGGTAATGCCTTATACAATCCCGAGCTAAATTACCCGTACGCCCCCATTCATCAATAGGCACAGTATAGATACCCTAGGGATTTCATAAAAAAGTTAAGTGCCACCCTAGTGTCATCGGTACCTGTCACCGCTACAGACCGCGCCCCGCTTGACTTGGTGACACTTGTGACACTTGTGACACTGAATTGTATATACAGCGTAATAATAGCAAGCTGTAGCGTGTAGGATAGCTGTACAGCTGAAAAATACATGCTATATACGAATGGGGGCGTGGGTGTCACTCGAAAAACCGGAAAGCTATACTGGGCGCGGTCTGTAGCGTGGCGCCACCGGTTTTTTGATAGTGCCACTAAGTGTCGCAAAAATGTAAAACTGTACAACTATCGAACTTATATGTAGAATCACCTATATTTTTTTAGCTGTACAGCTATCCTACACGCTACAGCTCCAAGAGCTTAAAAGCTACACGCTACAGCTCCAAGAGCTTAAAAGCTACACGCTACAGCTCCAAAAGCTTAAAAGCGGTGCTAATAGATAGTGAATTTGTGACTATAGCCGCTAAACTTTTAAAGTTGGATACCGTCCCATGCATTCAGCTATATCATTTAACCGAGGCACAAAAAAAAGCGACTTAGACTTAAGCCTGACGATCTAAACGAGATACTAGGGGAAACGGATTTCGACCCTGGAACGCTAGATGAACAAGGAGCGTTAGACGTTTTGGAACCTAAGCAGGTATTTAATGCCCTTGTGTGACACAATACGGAAAGATATACTTAAATTATCCAAGCCCTAAGCGCGTTACAAAGGCTAACTCGGGCGACCAGTTCGAGAGCGGCGGAGCGATACCGACCAGCGCGCTCCATATTAAATAGGGAAAAAACTATGGCAAGACACGGAACCACCCCTACCTTTATTCCCGACGAGGATAAAATTAAAGAGGTCGAAATGCTCGCGGGTTTAGGGTTAACGAAATATTTAATTCAAAATTATTTTGGAGTAAGTGCCGACGTTTGGTTAAAAGCCGAAAAACGAGAGCCAGCTTTGCGCGTAGCGTTTAATCAAGGGCAAGCTAAAACTATCGCGCGAGTATCTAGAAAACTATATGACCGGATAATGGCGGGGGATATTAAAGCGATTATGTTCTATTTAAAAACTAGGGCGGGATGGTCTGAAAAATACAACCCCGCATTAGACCGTAATGTTATTGAACCGATTATTAGCATAAATGCGACAGACCCCATCGAAGCCGCTAAGATATACCAACAGATCATGAAAGGGGGTTCTAAAAAATGAGCGTTACCGTAGCAACCAGTACTATCGGGCAACTTCCGGTTGATGATTTGGCCAAAGTATTAACTTACGATGGGGACTTTGTAGAAACTATGACCGTGGTATATCAAGGCGTTACCTACGTTAAAACGTATACTAACGACGGTACGAATATCACGGCCATATCCGTATGGGAGGCGCAACCATGAGTAGCCCAGACCAATGGTTAGAAAACGCGTTAATATTCGGGGTATACCCTAACGGGGGCGGTGGGGGCGGTGGAGTAACGCCCGCCCAGGTGCAATCATCGGCTTTTAATTACGAATCGGCTACAGGTGTTAACGATGCGTTCATCGTTAATTTAAGCCCGCCCGTTACGACGCTAACAGATGGCTTAATTGTGTCTATGTCGTCGGGGGCGTTAGAAAATCTTACCTCTTCCCCCACGCTACAAATTAACGCGCTCACACCCGTAGATATTTTAATTTGGGGCGGTTCTCCTGCACCTGGGGATATTCAGCCTAACTCTTCTTATCTATTTATTTATACCGATGCCCAAAACAGTTTTGAATTAATTAACCCTTCGACAAGTACGGCAAACACGTTTTTAACTCAAGCGGGGCTGTATAACTCGGGGGTAGATTTTGGCGCGGTTAACGCCTATGAAATTAATTTAACGCCCGAACCCATAGGGAGCACACCTGTAGGCTTCCCTCTTATAATGCGAGTGGGCGCAGCTAACACAAATACAGGCGCATCGACTTTAACAGTTAATACCGTCACTAATGATATCGTACTAAACGGGGGCGTACCTTTGCCCGCAGGTGCGCTAGCAGGTGGACAAATGGCATATTTATTATACAACGGTAGCGACTGGGTTTTAATGAATTACGCACCAAGCGCGACAGGCACAGAATATCAGGTTCTCGTTAATGGCACGGTCGCCATAAGACAGTACGGGGACGTGGTTCTTACTTTACCGCAAGATATAGACCCCACAAGTAGCCCTACTTTTGACGAGCTAACGCTAGACGGGGGGTTAATTCGGGACGTAAACAATAACGTAGCGCTAGCTTTCGCTACACAAGACGTATCTTCAATTAATTACCCGGCTGTAGTTAACGGGGGGGCCGGTTCGGGTGTTCAGTACACCGCAGCGGGGGGTAGTCCGAATATAGAGGTTTCTCTTCTTTCAAAAAACGAGGGTAAAATAGTCTTTGGTTCCGCAGCCGCAACTAACCAATACGATTTTTTTAGCGGTCTGGGGCTACAGCACCAAACGATTTTTAATTTTTCGGACACCGCGAATAGCCGGACGGTAACCTGGCAAGATTCAAATGGAACCGTTGCATTCATTTCTGATCTTACGGCCGATGTCGAATCAGTTACAGGAACGACAAATGAAATTGAGGTAAATAATACAGACCCTCAAAATCCTATAATAGAACTGCCGGATTCGATTAGAGTTGCAAGTTCTATTTTAGACACAAATTCAAATAGAATACTTCGATTTGTTCCGGCTACAACCCCCGTAAATTATCTAGATATTCAAAACTCAGCCGCGGGATCACCTGCCCAAATTAGTGCCGAGGGAACGGATACGAATATAGTATTGAATTTAACGTCGAAAGGTGTATCTGAAATAAGATTATTGTGTGGAAACACGACACGTGGAATACGGGTATATAACGGCACTGGGCTACAGCATAATACATTATTTTCATTTGCAAATACTTTGGCTAGCCGAGTTGTTACGTTTCCCGATGCTGACGGAACGCTGTTAATGACGGGGCAATCGATAAATAGCGTGCCAAGCATTACGTTTAGTTCAACGTCGGGAATAATCGGTACAACAACAAATAATAATGCAGCTGCCGGAAGTGTTGGTGAATTTATATCGGCTACGTTAACGTCCGCCTCTGCAATAGCGTTAACTACTGCAACACCTGCAACGATTACAAGTATTGAGTTGACGGCTGGCGATTGGGATATTTCCTGGGCGTTATCATTTGAAACCCAAGCAACTACGAGTATAACAAGAATTCAGGGTGGTAATGCGTTGACTACCCCGGCGCTTGCATCAAACACGATAAGTACATCTCAATTCTCGATGCAGTGGAGTTCTTTTGTGCCAGGCGTTGAAACATTTCAGCAAAATGGCGCACGAGCAAGGCAATCGTTATCAGCACCAACCACGATATATTTAAACGCAAATGCGGTTTTTTCAGTTGCGGGATTGTCGGCTTACGGCTGGATTTCAGCACGAAGGGTACGTTAATTACTAAGAAGGAAAATTAATAATGAGTTTAACTAGTGACTTTTTAAAAAAACAATTAGCAGACTTAGAGCAACAAAGGATATCCGCGGCTAACATGGTTCAACAATGTACCGGGGCTATCTACGTTATACAGAAACAAATAGAAACGCTAGAAAAAACACCCGATGTAGTTAAACCCGAAGATTGCTAAAAAAAGGTAGACTATGCCGTTACCTGTAGATTTTAATTTTAAAAAGCCCGATTACGTAGAGGTTTTTAATTTACGACTTGAAAACCTCAAACGGTTACGAAAAAACCCAAAGGCCTTTAATGGGCTAAAAACGTTTTATAAAGAGAATCCCGCTCAGTTCATTATTGATTGGGGTGTGACTTTTGACCCGCGAAACGTTGAAATAGGGCTACCCACCTTAATGCCGTTTTTATTGTTCCCTCGCCAAGAAGAGTGGGTTAAATGGTTTATGGAACGATGGAAAAATAAAGAACCGGGCGTTACTGATAAATCAAGAGAAATGGGGCTTTCGTGGCTAACTATCGCGGTTTCGTGCACCTTGTGTTTATTTAACGAGGGCGTAGTTGCGGGGTTCGGCTCTAGGAAAGAGGAATACGTCGACAAAAAAGGCGACCCAAAATCACTATTATACAAAGCGCGTCAATTTGTCGCTAACGTCCCCGAAGAATTTCGGCCAGGATATGAAGAACGTAAACACGCGCCTTACATGCGTTTAGAATTCCCGCACACGGGCAGCATAATAGCGGGCGAATCAGGGGACGGCATAGGGCGCGGGGCGAGAGCTAGTTTTTATTTTGTTGATGAATCAGCTTGGATGCCGCGCCCGGAGTTAATCGACGCGTCTTTATCTCAAACAACGAATTGTAGAATAGACGTATCAACACCCAGAGGCACAAATAATCCTTTTGCACGTAAACGGTTTGGGGGCGCGATTAGTGTTTTTTCGTTTCATTGGCGCGACGACCCCCGAAAAGACCAAGCTTGGTACGAAAAAACGTGCAAAGATATTGATAACCCCGTGGTTATCGCCCAAGAAGTTGATCTAGATTATAGCGCGTCGATTGAAGGAATAGTTGTACCGTCGGCATGGGTGCAATCTTCGGTAGATGCTCATATTAAATTAGGGATCATACCTTCGGGAGTACGAAAAGCGGGGCTAGATATCGCCGACGAAGGGTCCGATAAAAACGCTTATTGCGGTAGATTTGGCATCTTAATAGAATTTATAGAGATGTGGAGCGGTAAAGGGGATGATATTTATCAAAGTGTGGAAAAAGCCTTTACACTATCCGACGTTTTAAATTACCCGGCAATAGATTACGATGCTGACGGCCTGGGCGCTGGTGCTCGAGGGGATGCTCGAAAACTAAACGAAAAGAGAATAATGAAAATAGACGTTAACCCGTTTCGAGGGTCGGGCGAGGTCATAGATAAAGACGGAGACCCGTTTAGTTCCAACAAATTAGAGCGTTTTAAGATACGAGAGAATACCAGGACAAACGGTAACTTTTTTAAAAATTTTAAAGCCCAAGCGTGGTGGTCGTTGCGTCAACGATTCGAAAAAACCTACAAATGGGTTAAGCAGGGTATCCCCTGCGACCCAGACGAAATAATATCAATCTCTAGTAATATTCAGCATTTATCCGCGCTACTTTCGGAATTATCGCAGCCGACCTATACAGAGGACAAGGTAGGAAAAATAATTATTGAAAAAAAACCAGACGGGGGTCGTTCACCCAATTTGGCGGATAGTGTTATGATAGCTTTTGCACCGAAAAAACGAGAGCGTCGGAGTGCTTTTATATGATTAAACATTGGTTTAAACGATTTAAAAAAACGGAAATAGAAGAAAAACCCCCCGTTGTACAAAAACGAGAGCGTCCGGCCTACAGGTATAACGCCCCGCTCGACACGTCCGAACATGAAAAACTAGAGGCGTTTTGGGAAGCGAATTTTAAAAACGCGGTGCACCTTGAAATTATGACCGATAAAAAAACACCGTTTGCAATTGATAGCCAGATAAATACAAAAAGCGGTTGGGGCGTTAATTCCGTTTTGCCCGAAACTCAAATTTTATGGTATGCACAACAGACGTTTATAGGCTATCAACTATGCGCGATGCTTGCCCAAAATTGGTTAATATCCAAAGCGTGTTTAATGCCTGCGAAAGATGCGACGCGAAACGGATTTGAACTTAGCGTAAATGACGGAAACGAAACCCCCCCCGAAGTGTTAGAAGCAATTAAAAAACTCGACATTAAATATAATCTTAATAAAAACCTAATTGAATTCGTGCAAATGGGTAGAGTTTTTGGCATACGGATTGCAATGTTTAATGTAGAAATGGAAAACGAAATATTGCAAGATGAATTTTACGAAAATCCGTTTAACATTGACGCGGTAACGCCTGGAAGTTACAAAGGAATATCTCAAATAGACCCTTATTGGATAACGCCACAGCTAGACGCAGAAGCCGCAGGGAATCCCGCGTCTATTCATTTTTATGAGCCCACTTGGTGGATAGTAAACGGTAAAAAAGTTCATAGAACGCATTTAGTAATTTTTAGAACCGAAGAAGTAGCCGACATATTAAAACCCGCCTATATATTCGGTGGCGTTCCTATCCCTCAAAAAATAGCGCAACGGGTTTACGCTTCAGAAAAGACCGCAGACGAAGCGCCCATGTTAGCTATGACTAAACGCCTGGACGTTATTAAAATGGATCTAGCTAAAGCTGAGATGAACCCCTATTTAGTAGCTAGCCGATTAACTGAATTTACTAACCGTAGGGATAACTACGGAGTAAAAACGATAGATTTAGAAGATGAAATAAGCCAATTTGACACTAGCTTAACTGATTTAGACGCGGTCATCATGACTCAATATCAAATTGTTGCGGCAGCGTCTAACGTTCCAGCGGTTAAACTGTTAGGAACGCCCCCAAAAGGTTTTAATAGTACGGGGGAATTTGAAGAGGCGAGCTATCACGAAGAGTTAGAATCTATACAATGCCACGACTTAACCCCATTTGTCGAAAGGCACCATCAATTGTTAATACGTTCCGATATCGCGCCTATGTTTAACGTTGAGCCGTTCGATACCATAATAAATTGGAACGAACTTGATTCCATGACTAATAAAGAGCAAGCCGAAATTAATAAAATGAACGCGGAAACGGGCGTTTTATTAACAACTTCGGGGGCAATCGACGGGGAAGACGAAAAAAACCGTTTACGAAATGATAAAAAAAGCGGGTATTTAAATTTAGTTGACGAAGAACCCGACGAAGAAGATTTGTTTATAGGAGAGTAACGTGATGGATTTTAGCGAAGCGTTAACACGTATTAAAAATGGGGCTAAATTAAAGCGTAGCGGTTGGCCTGACGGGGTTTTTGTATTTTTAGTCCAAGGGTCAGAATTTGAAGTTAATCGGCTGCCTCTAACCACTATATTTAAATTAGGGGAACGGGTGAGCTACTCCCCCCATATTGATGTATGCATAGGTAAAAATATTTCAGTATGGGACGCGCAAACGTTAGATATTTTAGCAACGGATTGGGATATTTATGTCTGACGTAAAACTATCTAAAAAACGCGCTAAGTGGGTAAAAAATAGAAGCGTTGGTTTAAAAGGCACAAATTTAGTATATAATGCGTCTATACAAGAACGATACGTAATTGCGTTAGAACGCTTAGTAAAACAAATGACAAAAGAAACTAGAAAACAATTAACCGCGTTATTTAAGGGGGAAGCGTCCAGTGAGTTTTTCGAAAAACAAAAAGAACTTGAAACGATGGACTCTTCTATTTCCTCTCAAGCTAGAATTCTGGTTAATTCTCTCTCTCGAACGTTTGAAAAACTTTTTAATTTACGAGCTAGTTCCTTGGCTAAGGCAATGGTTGCGGCCACTATTAAAACGAGCGGTACAACAGTTAAAGAAAGTCTTAAAAAACTTACGGGCGGCCTTACGCTAAAAACTACCATTGTGACTGAAGGCCAAGAAGACGTAGCGACCGCTTTAATTGCCGAGAACGTTTCGTTAATTAAATCTATCCCCGAAGAGTATTTCACGGATGTGAACGGGGCGGTTATGCGCTCAATAACGACCGGAAACGGGCTAGCCGATTTAGTACCAAGCCTTGCAAAATATGAAGGGATAACCTACCGACGCGCTAAAAACATAGCGTTAGACCAGACACGCAAAGCATACAACGGGATAAACCGCCAAAAGCTGTTAGATAATAATATAAAACAATTTGTTTGGAACCATAGTGGAGGCAGTTTACAGCCCCGGGAGTCACACATAAATATGTCGGGCGTAACGTTTAGCTTTGAAAACATAGAAAAGCAACAAGCGGCTTTAGGTGTTCCCGTCAATGATAGAGGTTTTCCGGGCGAACCTGTAAATTGTAGATGCACTATGATCCCGATTATCGTTTTTGAAACAGACGACGATTAAACGATTAAGCGAAGTCTAGGCCGGCCAGCCGAAAACACCATGAAGAAACTCACGAACCGCAACGAATGTTCCACGTGGAACATAGTCAAACGAACCGCAACGAATGTTCCACGTGGAACATAATCAAACGAACCGCAACGAATGTTCCACGTGGAACATAATCAAACGAACCGCACGCCCTCTACGTGGAACATAGTCAAACGAACCGCACGCCCTCTACGTGGAACATAGTCAAACGAACCGCACGCCCTCTACGTGGAACATAGTCAAACGAACCGCACGCCCTC